TGGCTCAATACTTTTTGAGGATGATAGATTTTATAAAGAAGATCAAAACTATAATACAATTATTGAATGTTTAAGATTAATTAAGGGGGTATAAAAAATAACCGCGCTACATTTTTGAATGTAACGCGGTTATTTTTTTATGCCTTAATTAGCTTGCCTTTTTTAAGGAGCTTTAACATTTTCAAATTTTGGCTTGCTGTGCCTTTATAGTTTGTGATGTCGTTTGCCTTTGCAATTTTTTTTCGATGTGATAGTGTTACATCTTTAGCACCAACAGCTTTTAGTGCATCAACAATTGAAATAGAGAAACCTTTGTATCGTGGATAGTATGAGTGGCGTTTATTTGGGCTCACTTTGATTGAGGAGTATTCTATCCATGGACATTTACCCCACTTTGTCCATTTTCGCTCCGAGAGTTTCGTTTTTACAACTCCGTATGCATGCCCACGCGCCTCGATAACATAACCATTACCAATATATACTCCGACATGATTCTCCATGAAAACGAGAACTCCGGGCTCATCCGGCATAGTGTTAATTTTACCTTTGGATTTGCACTTATCATACATGCCATTGGCGCTTACATCCTGAGAGCCTTTATATTTTGGCTTACTTGTTGAAGATTCACTCCAGAGATACCCTTTAATTAGCCCTACGCAATCGTGTACTCGTTTTCCGATTTGATTTTTAGAGCAAGCCCATTCATATTGATTCGGATATTGTTTCTTTTTATTGTTATAAAGTGATTTTGAGCTCACTTGTCCGAAGCATCCATACCAGTAAGGATTACCGAGTTGAGCCTTGCAATATTCTACAAGCCCTTTATTTGTTTTACTCATAATTATATACCTCCTTGTTATGAGTTAGTTTTTGCATAGTTGCCAAAATCAGAGTAACTATGCCACAATGTGACACCCGATGAAAATATATTTTTCAATTTATTTTCGTAGTCAGCAGGTGCATCACATGATAGATTAACATTTGCGCACTTGATATAATTCCACACTGAGCGAGTGTTAAAGTATGAGCGTGGATTTGCATGCTTATTAATTGTATAGCCGTACATATCGAAAAAGTTGTCAATGCTCTCACATTCGGAGCGCGTGGGCGAAAATTCGTACCAGCTCAGTTGTGCGCGTCCTCCGGTAACTCTGAGTAGGTCGCCATTGTTACCAATATGTTGCTCTTGATTACCTATCATATCAACAGCGCTGACAAGTGAATTAACTCCACTATTAATTCCCTCAATAACACCAACCGGGTTTTTACTTGCAATTCCTCCGGCAAGTGCTCCGACTCCTCCGGCAACTGATGATATAGCGCCCATGGTATTAATTGCCTTATTCAAGCCATTGTTTGAGTCGTAGCCAACTCTACGCTCTGAGTTGTAGGGTACTTCACCATAGGACTCTGTAATTTCGTGATAGTTATTGATATGCCATTGATAGCCCGAAGTTGCCATTGTTATTCCTGCTATTCTAATTGTTGGGTTATCATCGAATAACTCGGGTTTAAAAACTTTGCGCATGCCGGTTTTATTGGCGAGAACATATCCACGGCATACACTCGTTAATAGCTTTTTGTTGCGAGGAGTGTACCCATTTGCAAGAGACTTCCGATTGATTGACAAGTCAATATCTTTATAGCTACGGCGGTTGTCCGCAAAGTTAGAGTTGCCACCGTCTGCGAAATATGCCTCTTTGAGCCATTGTGGAATAGCATAAAGTCCGAGGAGCTCATCCCTGTGGTCTTGAAAGTCAGCAAGTGAGCCTATATCCGATATGGCAGCCAATCCTGTCATGTTATTCCAACCCTCTGTTGTCGATATGCCACCGCTGAAAATGCCTTGTATAATCGATTTGAGGACTTCTTTGCCGTTTTGAGTGAAGTTATTAACTGTGTCATCCAACATGGTATTGAAGTCCTCTAATACTTCATTAATACCTTTACGACCATACATTGTTAACACAGTGTCCATTTCGGTTTGAGATTCAATAAAGCGCCCATATTCACCATATGTGCTATTTGTGCCGATGCCCTTATAATCATATCTACCTGTTGCACTGTTATAATAACTTGCCATGTGAAGTACCCATGCCGGCTCCCATTTAGCTGACTCGAGTATATCTGTTAATTTCTTTTCATATTCAAGCGGTGCACTAATTGGCTCCGGCAAATAATTTGTATTTGCATTGTCTGCACTCTTTGAGATGATGGCGCGCTCGATGTAAGATTGATAAAAGTTTGTTGAATAAATAAGCATTTGAAATACATCAAGCTCGATATAAAGCCGAGTTGTATCAGGCGCTATATATTCATAGTTGGTCACGAAACAGCAATATTTTGTGTTTGAAATGTCACTATCGTTTGTGTAAAAAACATAGTTATAACTTTCAGCATTTTGGAGCTTGCCAGCAACATCAATATATCTATTAGGGTTATAGTATATAACATTGTTTTTTAATTTTGATAAGTGGCTCGTCATAAAATCATTGCGAACACTCTGGGAACTAAAAAGCATAACATGCTTATAATCATTACTCCACTTAACATTACCGGCGTAGAGTGTTCCGTTGGGACTTCCTGATTTATAGGACATATATAATCACCTCCTACCATATCCGCATAAAGAGATTATTGAACGACATAACAAAATCTGTAATTACATCAAGCTGGAGCTCTAAATATTTTTCAATTCGGTCAAACGTGTTAACTGTCCTTAGAGTCTCCGAGCTCTCTACATGCTTTGATGTTCCACTGCCGTCCGATGTATTACTTGATTTTGAGCTGTTACTCGTTTCAGAGGCATTGCCTCCGTCCATATAGTTAATACTCTCAAATGAATTTGAGTTGGCAATATCTTGAGGGAATTGAGACGATTTACTTTTGCCACTTGTAGAGCCCGAGCCTGTTGTTGTTGCGTTTGCCTTGTCCGCGTGCTCTTCATCAAGTTGTCTGTTAACAATTGTTTTATCGCCGAGGGTGATGTCAGTATTTTTTAGCTCCTCAATAGCTTTATATTTATTGTAAAAAATAGGGGCTTTAATTTTAACATCGTTTTGAAGAGCGAGCAAAAATAAATCAATATCCAAGCAAAAAATGTTCTCCGTCAGATAATTGATAATGAATTTATTTTCAAAAAGTTCTTTAAATTTCTTATCTCCATCATAGTCAAAATTAAAGAATATTTCGCGACCGCGCTCAATTTTCTTTTGGGAGTTTGCAAATACATCATCATTATGAGGCTCGCCGTGTGAGTTAATATTAATTATTGACTTAAGCGAGATACTATACTGTGACATTGTTATTACCTCCCTCCGCGTTATATAAATCGTTAGTGTTGTAATCCTTAACATCACACCAAGTATTTAAGTTAAATTTTTTCTTAATTTCGTTGCATGCCTCTTGCCTCGGTATGAGCATAGAATCAAAATTTAATTTAACGAGTGTGTTATTTGAATTAACCTCATCGGGAGTAATTCCACTCTCTTTGTTGATATTTTGATTATTGATGCCGATTGCAGTTAATAGCTCCGCAATTTTCCTCTGCTGTAAATCTTGTAATCTATCAGCTATAAAAGGAGCATTAATATTCAGTGATTGCACCGCGTTTTGTATATTGAAATCGGATTTAGCAAATATATATCGCTCTCCTGTCTCAATCTTATCGGCTATTTGCTCCATTGAGAGCTTTGCCTTATCATCCGGCGATTGGAGGATAATAGGCAGTTTTTGCGACTCAACATTGAGATTCATCGCATCCGCAATATTTGATATATCAATCGCATACTTCAATACTGTTATATTAGTTGGATACCAGAGTTTATTATTCGGAATAATAACAAAATTATCATTCTCATACTCTCCGATAACCTTGTTATAATCGAATATATCAAGAGCTTGTATTTTTGTCGGATAGCCAAAAATATTACTCTGTCCGTCAACTGTTCTAAAGTCGCAGACAATAAGCCCCTTACTCTTATCATTAACAACAGCACAACGACCTTTGTAAAAGAGCAATCGCTCAATAAAATCACCGTTTAATTGCTCATTGTCAACCGGCAACTCCCACTCGAAAAAGTTAAGGCATAAGTTGGTATATTGAGCGTAATACGGGACGAAGTTGCCAAGGGAAGTTATAAGATCTTCCCAATGGAGAGATTGATTTTTACTCATTGTAAGAAATTGGGAGAAAAGTGCAATGTTGCGCTCTTTAGGGGTTAATGATTTACTCATTATCGTTGCCTCCTTTGTCGAGTTCGTTCTTTTTATCGTCAAGTAATTTTGTTAAAAATTTCGGAATTGTAACATAACTGTTAACATTTTCGATAACGGATATAAACTCAATAACAATAATGAATAAGCAAATTATTTTTGTAATAAAATCAATATTGAAAACAATTTGCAAGCATACACCGATAATAATAATTGCAAAATATCCCATTATTTTCGGAATAGTATTCCTGAGCTTTTCGCTCTGTATGTTTTTTTGAAAAATTGCCTTTGTTATTCCTGTGATGAAATCAAGAATCACCGCAACTAAAACTATAATTAATATAGTTCGTTGCTCAATTAATAATTTATAAATAGTGTCAAGCATAGCCTTTATACCTCCAAAGACTCTGAGCTCCCACTCTCCTGAGCGAGAGCTCGTTGTTTTAGTTACTTGTTACTGTTTTATTGATATTACGAATGATATCACTACCGCCTGTGTATTTAGCTCCGGTGACTCCGAGCCCAGCTCTGAGACTTTCCCATTGCTCTGGGTTAGTTGAGTATGCTTCATCAGTTCTGACATTGAGTGCGCCGTAGTATGCTTTAATTGCATACTTTACATTTGCATTATTTGTAATTAATCCTGTCGAAAATGCACAATTACGTACCGAAATAATGCCGCCGATTGAGCAGATACAATTGTCTGTCACATTAGAGTTGCTAATATCTTCCGGCAATCTATTATTAATAATAATATTAAGAATATATAGCGAAGGATTACTAGCTGTATATATGTGCCCTATGGAGGGCGATGTTTCTTTTTCAATGTTTGTTCGATAATATGATCCGTCAATGGTAATTGGCTTAGTTGTTCTAATATCAATGGTTTCTGTGTTACGTCTCTGTCTGATAGAGATAGTAGCACGCCGAATATAGTCGTTACTCTCAATTAAATCAAGCGCCATTTGAATTGAATTAGTATCAAGATAATTAACCATATTCACTATATGACGGGGGTTGTCTCGGTCGGAGGGAATTGCTCCGGTCGTAGTGAATATAGTATTCTCCATCATAGTGCCGTTGCTCCAATTGATAAGCGCCGGTATTGTAATATCATTTGTTGCTAAATTTTGCTGGTAAAAATGAGTTACTGAATAGGTATTGTATTTAGTACTCAATCCCGAGAGATTATAACCTCCGGCAAGATATAAGATGCCATTAATGACAGTAAAGCCCTCAACCTCGCCAATTTTAAAAGCTCCGTTATTAGCTTTTGTAGGCAATTGATATACCCAATCAACATATCCGAGTTGCTTGTTATATCGCTTGATTCTGTAACCTGATGCACCCATATAGATATAATCTTCTGTTACACTCATTCCATCGCCAGTATAACCCTCGATACCATTAATTCTATTATATACTTTTGTCGCAACTCCGCTATCCCAATCGAATGTATAAATTGACATGTTAGAATCAGCAAAGTAGATAACATCATTGTAACCACATACAAAATCTGTAAAATCTCCTTCAACTCCTGTCGGTGTTTTTACTTCAACAGTGTATTTATTATAATTTGAACTCCAAACTCCTCCAAGATTTTCTCCGTCAAAACTAATACGGCAAACATTGGTTGTTAAACCACCACCTGAGCCAGCAATTGAATTGCTTGTAATATATATATAACCATTACAATAGCCAACACCATTAGCGTGTCCAACTCCGGCAAATTCTCTATCAGTAATATAAGAGAGTGAGCTGTCTTGATTAATAGTATATATATACATTCTGATAGCGTTATTAGTCTCAAAATGAGAGCCGTTTTGACATACATAAGCACAAGCCCAATATAGATTGCCATTAATCATAAAAACAGAGTTACCTTGTAATGAGTTATAATACTCCTCGTCAATAGTAAATGCTTGATCTACCGGCGGCAACTGTGAAAATGCCCAGCTATGCGCCTTGTGTAATATATAACCCATATGCGATAAATCAATATTACCACTCTTGCCGGTCATTGAGTTAGCTATTGCCTGAGCAATAACCGCACCGAGTTCACCGCTTTCATACATATTGTTAATAACCTTAGATACCTCATCCTTAATAGTTCCGTCGAGGTCAGCGACGAGAGCATCAACCTTATTTTTAACATCTTCAAGAGTTGGGTTAATATATTCAAACTCCTTTAAAGCCTTTTGAATTAACTCCATAGGCAATGGTGAATCGCAAAAGAAATACGGATTAAAAGCCATGTACTTTCCTCCTTTGGTATATAAAAAATGGGATGTGGGATAAACCCGCATCCCATTTAAGATTATTTTTGTCAGTTTAAATTATACTGTTCCGTCATAAATAACCTGAATAACTACTTCGCCAATCTTAATAACGGCGGCGCAAAAATCAATATTACTAACCAAATCCGCCATTTCGGGATGGATAGTAAGTGTAACAACATTATTTGAACATGTTGGGACAAATACGTCTTTCCAATCGGCTGTGGTAATAGGTGCAAAAGTCGTGCCGGAAAGATTTGTAAATGAAAGGCAAGTAATGTCATCAGCAGTAACTGTTGCTGTCTCCGGTGATAAGGTGATAGTTGCGGTTTTTGCATCTGCGCTCATTTTAACAACCGACGGAGTTGCACCGTTCGGAGTAGTTCCCTCTGCCCTTGTGAATACAATGCAGTTTGCAAAAGGTGAAAGCTGATAAGTGGCCCACCAGTGCTTATAATAGTTAGTTATAAGCGTTTCGGGATTATAGAAAGTATCGTCAATATCGAGGTCGCTTGTAAAATGGAGCATACGGCGATCAAAAATAATTGCATCAATGTCCGTTGTAACATGCTTATCGAATACTGTCTCACCGTCAACCTCTTTATAAGTATCGTAACCGAAGTCGATAACTTTGATAATGCGCTTTTGGAGGTCAGCTCTGTCGATATTGAAGAGTGTAGCCAAGAAATTAACATCGGCTGAGTTAATCCAATTAGCTGTTGCCATGATATAGATATCATCGGTATTTGTCCAACCTTTAAAGTCGCCATTAGCACCGGCAAGCGAGCCATACTTGTTATAAAGTGAGCTCGGATATTGGAATCCGTCAATAGCGTTTTTGGCGGCCACTGTCCAAGCTGCGTAATTATCCTCGCTGGTGTGAACATCGGACACAACGAGCGCGCCAGCGTTATAGTTCGCAACAATTGACTCAAAGACATGATTAAACATTGAGATTTGTCTACCCGATTCAAGGCTTGCAAGTTTCATCGAGACATAATCATTGAAATTATCGTAAGATTGAAAAGCTCCCATCATGTCCTCACGTGCAATAGAAACCTTAAAAAGTTCTTTGACATTACGGACATAATATGCAACCTTATCATCAAGCATTGCATATTCAAGAACTTTTTCAGGATTACGAGGATCATACTGTCTGGGAGTTACCGGGTTGTTAGTAATCTCGGCGCTATATTCACCGAGTGGTCGTCCGTTACTCCTGATGAGTTCAGCAAGTGGATTTCGCCACACTCTTTTATCAACTTCAGCCTCGAGGAGTCCACCCAAGAGAATAGAGAACTCTTTAAAAATAAGTGGATTTGTCAAAATAGGGGTTGTAACATCGCCAATAGGCGATTTTTCTGTAAGAGCCGGGACAAAATCCTGATATTCTTTACTTGCTCTTACTCTGATTAAGTTAAAAATACTTTGCGCGGAATTTAAAGCCATAGTTTTTATACCTCCTTATATATTTTTTATGCTTTAAATATCAATGTTTGCGATGAGTTCAGACTCGGTTTCAGCTTGCGTTTTCTCGACAACCTCGTTGATTTTCTTTTCAGTGTTCTGCATTAAACGCTCTGCACGATCTCGATATATACGTCCGTTCTCTTCTTTGAGTCTCGCAATTTCATAATCTTTATTAGCGAGACTCTCTCGCTGTTCCTCAATAATATCCTTAAGTCCCTGCATATCGTCAGCCACTGATTTACATAACTCGACAACATCGAGTGTAATTCGGCGAGCCTCTTCAATAGTAGTGTCCTCTGTGATAGTATTGAGTAGTTCAATAATCTTATCCAAAATAGTTTACCTCCTTTTTAAAAAAATAACTAAATATATTATAATTATTTGTTGTAAACAACTCCGAGTTAAAATTATTGAGTGCCCAAAAAAATTGTAATATATATTTTACCTATATTATAAAACAAAAAGGAGTCCACTGTCAAGTGGACTCCCTGATTTAGATTAATATTTTTTAGTCAAAATAATAATCTGTCAAAGCCTCGTTAATCTCTTCAATAAGAGATTTTTCAAAACAATATGCTTGATTGACGTATTTTTCCGACTTCTTGCTGTAAAAACTCGGGTAAGAGAGAAAAGCATATTTTTCCTTTTTACTTTTATCAACAACAACAGCAGAGCAATAAATAATAAACGCTCCACCGATAACGAGTTTAACTCTGTCTTGCTTATCGTCTCCGTTCTCATAGAGTGCAAGCTCAACAGTTGCCCCGTTCTCCGTCATAAAATCGGCTGAAAAGTCAGAAACTACCTCATAATCTTTACTTTTACCTTTACCCTTTGTGTTTGTTTTTTTCGTCTGTGCCATTTCTTTTTCCTCCTTATTTTTATTTATTCTTTTTTATTAAAGAATAGCACATATACTACAATATGCAAAAAAACATATCAAGTAAACAATAATATATTACCGAGCTCCTCCATTAATAACATTATCTTAATGTTACTATAAGTAATAGAGTGCATTTTCCTTAATTCGTTTAAATTCTTAATATCATAATAATTATTAAGTCCCATAATATCGGCAAGAGACATATTAACTATTTTTTCGAGGTCAATAATTACAACATTATCGGTTACACTATCCGGTGTAAAATTAATATTACCGCGATACCATTCACTACCGAAATAGTGATCTATCTCTCCCCGGCTAACTCCGTAGAAAGTGCAAAGCATATTTAGCGCATCTTGTAACTTAAATGCCCTTAAAAGAGCCAGAGCATTATGTTTTGCGAAAAAGTCAACGGTTGAATAAATGCCGGAGTTTAAATTTTCAGATACTGTATAATCCTTATCGGATATATGAATAAAATTACCGGCATTGTAGATATAATATATTTTAAATTCTGATTTTAATTGAATGTTATATTTAACAAGATTCTTACTATCGATATTATTAGCAATATGTAAATTTTTATTATATAACCAGTGATTAACAGCACCCTCAAAATCAAAATAATTAAAATAGAAACTATACTCACGATCATTCAAAGTTACACACTCCTCAATTTCCATATTCGGAGATAGTCGCTCTAAAAGATTAAACGCTATTGTAACCGGGTTGAGTATATTATCCGATATATCATTGCCGAGCCATATAAGCTGAACTCTGTTATCTCTTGCAATTGTACTTGTAATGCTAAGCACATTATATATCTCACTCATGCAACGCGAGCGAATATATTTAATATTCTGAATAAGTGGAGTATTAGGGATGCATTCCTCCCATACAACATATTTGACGGACTCAAAACCTTTGTAATATGAGCTTTTATACTTTTGAGCTAAAGATATATATAAGCCATAGCAATATATAAATACCTTATCATCCGGAGTTTTAACCTTAATAGCTACAATATTAGAGTTGATTTTTTCGGTGTAAAAAGTATAATTATTATACTTATTAACGATATACTCAGATAGCCAACTCTCATTGATAATCTCATCCTTTTTATTTCGCAAGAGGATAAAAGGCGAGCCATTTAAGGCATCTGAAAATAAAGTCTCTTGCGTTGTTGAGCTCTTTCTGCCTTTTCGGTCACTTATCCAGACATTAATATCATAACCTCGAGATAATACCTCCTCTTGTTTTTGCGGTGTTAGATAACTCATTTTATCCCTCCTACATTCTCGCCATTGCTAAGAATTTATTAACTTGCTCTTCAAGCTCTGAGAGCTCCTCGCTATCCCTATAAGCTGTGAGCATATTTTTTAATTTTACACTTGTATCTTGCACGAAATCAAAAAATGCTCCGCCTTGTCCATCGTCTCCGCTTTCATAATGTGATGGAGTATCAAAGTGGCTATAAAAATCCTCTAAGACATTATAACCGGTTATACTCTTAATTTTAGCGGCAAGCTCTTCAAGCTCCAGAGGATTGAATTTATACATCTGATTATTGAAAACAACATTTTCAAAAAGTGCATTAATTTTTGCGGTTCTGCGGATACTCGTTATAGTTATTCCTATAACTGTACCCGCTTCCCTCTGAGCTTGTCTAACTGTTTCTCGTTCAACTTGCTCTCTCTCTTCAATAAAATTAATGCGCTGAAATGCACGGCGGAGCTTATAATAATTAGCTCGTTCACTGCTGAATTTATAATCATCAGGATTATTAATATAGTTACGGATTTCGGCAACAGCATTATATATTTGTTGCTTTTCAATGCGCGCCTGTTTAATTTGGGCTTGCTGTACTTGATACTCTGCACCTGTGGGCATCGTTTCCTCGTATTTTTTCTCTGCGCGATATAGTTTATTATATGCTTTTCGCTTGAAATCAGTGAGATATGCAAGTGCGAGTCTCTCCTCACCACGCTCCAGAATGTTAATAACTCTCTGAGTGGCAATTTGAGCGTTTGTTAAGTTTACTTTAATCATTTTTAAAAACCCTCCTATATATTGATATTCATAAATTCAACATTTACACCGCGTAGGACTCTGAGGGCCTCACGCCAATTTGTTATATATTTATATTTAACTTTACCGTCAGAATCTCGATATATATATGTTGGAATGTAATCTACAATGGTATTTTGCAAGCCCGAAAAATATTGAATATACTCATTAACTGCGCTCTTGTCATAATCCATAAGGACATAATCAGAATTTGCAAGCTCTACCATATTAGTCCCGGTTATAACTCCACTCTGTCCGCTCTCATCAGTAACTGTTATGTTATATTCCTCGTTGTGATAGAGTGTTATCAATTTATTTGTAATGCTATGTGAAAGAATAGTGCAAGGACTAAATGCTACTTTAACAAATATATTAATATCATAATTGAGTGTTTGAAAAAGTTCAGTAAATGCCTTACTTGTAGCCCTCTTATTTACTCCGGCAATAGTGCATTTTATTTTCTTGGCGTCTGAGACTATATATTTCTTGCAACCAAGTGTTGCAAAATATGAATATAACTCCTCATAATCGAAATAGCCGATATTATAATCGTTAGAATTATGGACTATTTTTTCAATAAAATGATTATATTCCTCGTTAACTCTTATAGCGTTATGAATATCTCCATATACTTTCCATGAGTCGGTATCACTGTAAATGAGTCGCACATCCGTGCGATCTATAAGATATAACGCATAACAAAATAGATTAAGTCTTGAATAAGCTGTTATATATAATCCGTTGGTGAAGTCGCGATATAGCACTTTCGCGGTTACTCCATCGTCAAGCTCATTGATATAATAATCATTAACACGATCGTAAGTTATACGAGGGTTGAGCAACTTCTGGACATTAATACCATATTGAGCATTAAGTTTATTTTTACTCCGTGCGTAATTATCAGAGAGTAACTTATCTCGCTCATCCTGTGGCAATGATAATATGTGCTCAATTTGAGCCTCCGAGTATATATATTCGCCTTTCTTTTCACAATAGAAATCTTTTCTATTAAGCTGTGAACCACTCGCGAGCACATGTTTAAGTGTGCTTTTTTCGTGGAGATATTCCCTCGTTGAGTTAGTTACATAAGGCATTAATGGTCTATATGTGTGAGAGTAATATATTTCGTCACACTCAACGACAGTAAAATTGTAAAACTGTCTGAGAATAAAGTAATCAATCTCAGTTACATTTAATCGTACAACCTTAGCCTTATATATGCGCCCATTATCAAGAGTAACTCCGGCTAAAAAATCACATTTGCTCGCACTGATTGGCAATATAAGATTATTTTTTCTTATTATAGGGGTTACATTTTTTAATGTCAAATGCGCCATAAAAGCAAATTCAAAAGGCCTTGCATAATTTCTGAGCACTTCCATATAGTCAGTTGAATTATTTAAACTCTCCAAGTGCTTGAAGAATTGCAAACCATATGAGCCGTTATATTTTTTAAAAAAACGCGGATATTCTCGATGCAGAATTGTATCAATGTAACTTGACACAATATCAAAACTTGCTACATTATGCAACACTCTATTAACATAAAGAGCGTTAGCATGAGTATAACCTCCCGAGAATGTACGCTCCAAAAAATCAATATATGATTTAGTAAATTTCTTTTGATACGCGCAAAATCCGGCATAATCTTTGCGATCAGTGGATGTGTTAATATTCTGATTATTTCTACGAGTAAATCCCGTACTTGTTAACGGAATATCTTTAACAGAATGAATATAACTCCACTTAGAGCACTCTTTTAAAACACCGAGTAATGTTAATCTAACATCACGCTCATTGTATTCATATTCTATCTTTGGCAATTTTGAAAAACTATAATATTGGGCTCTGTAATCTATTTCAAGCTTATTATATCCGAGATTATCTCCTATACTTTTAAGCGGAGCATTAAGGAGTCTAAACGAGCAACGAAACTCTATATATTTGAGTCGAATAAATAAAGGTATTCTGGGCTTGATGAATAGTGCATCTTTATTATCAAAATTCTCAATAACAAAAGGCACATTCTTAATTAGATAATCGAACTCATATGCTAAGTTATGGCAATATATAATATAGCGCTTTTTTTCTTTTTCGCCTATATCATTGAGAGTCCTGAGATATAAGTCTATCTCCTCGGCACTCCGGCAAAAGTAAGTCGGAGACATTGACTGTAATATATCCTCATTACTCTCATGATTCAAATTAAAATCAACTGAAATAAAACTTGATAAATATAAACTTGTTATATCATTTGTTGTAGTTGTCTCAATATCGAACCCATAAATATTATTGGAATATTTAATCTTTTCCTTTTTCATATCTTAAACCTAACAAAACAGCTTTGAATATAATGTTGAAATAATTATTAGCAATCTGATATGCAATTCTTAAATGCGTTGATATGTTGCTCTGGCTTATATTTAACTCTTTCGCGACTTGATTTTGTTTCTTATTATAGCCGTATATAAGTGTAATTACTTCGCGTTGTCTTGGACTCATATTGTCTAAGATTAATGGGAGCAAAATATAAAAACATTTGCAAATTACATCTTTTTCTTCTTCGTTGGGCTCGTTACCAACGATATAGCCGTTGATTTTATATTCTTGATATAAGTCATCAAATAGATTGCTATTAATATCATTATTAATCATTATATTCACCTCCGATAATGTCATAATATAACATTGTTAATTGCCTGTTACGCTCCTTCAGATGGGAGCGAGTACGCACTCGCTCAGACTCTCGGAGTTTTTTAACTCGCCTGAGCTCGCGCGAACGAGCTCGATTTTCTTCGATTTTCGCAAGCAGTAAAGTTATATTTATTGTTGCTGATACCATGCAACAAATTGTTACACCCATGTAACATTTTTCAGCAAGTGACATTTTTTATACCCCCTTAATTAATCTTAAACATTCAATAATTGTATTATAGTTTTGATCTTCTTTATAAAATCTATCATCCTCAAAAAGTATTGAGCCA